TTTCAGGCGTCATAGCGAGATACCGGCCTCCAGCATGACCGCCTAATAATCCCGCTATCCCTGAATTGTGCCACATGTGAACCCAATTATAGATAACCCGGAGACTGCATCCTATTTCAGCGGTGATCTGGGACGGCTTGCTCCCTCTGGCAAGCATGAGCAAACCCGTTCCTCGCGTACGGATATCCCGGTGGGGATGATTCAAAGCGAGTTGTTGCAATGTTATTCGTTCAGGCTCAGAAAGTATTATCTTCGATTTCATAAGGACAGGCAGAAAATCAGGTTATCGTGTTATCGATTGTAACAGTAATGCAGATAGTTTATCTGATTAACTTAACATCAATAATAATAATTTATATTTTATCTACATATTTAATTTATTTTTTCTCCAATAATGAAATATCCTTAACTCTATTATCCAAAGGGTTATCAGTTACAACGATCCTCATTATTTTACTTGGTTTTTTTTGGCGAAAAATATGGAAGCATATACCAATTCTTTCAAAAATCCTGTTTCCAGATCTCAATGGAAAATGGGATGTAACTATCCATTGGCAAAAGAAAAAATATGATAAATGTGAAAATTGTAAAAAATGTGATCTTTGCTCAAAGCCAGAGAAAGATATCTCTGAAGGTGAATGCGAGATAAAACAGTCATTATACAATATAAATATGATAATAAGAACAAAATCATCAAACTCAAAAACATTATCAGTAACCCCGATAAGAAGTTCTTCACTAGAAAATATAACTTTATATTATATTTATCAAAATGAAATTAAAAATGAAATCAAAGAACCCCTTATTTATCAAGGTGCTGCAATTTTAGAAATCAAATTGGATAGTAATACTCTAGAAGGAAACTATTTCACATCAAGAGATACCATTGGTAAATTTACATTAAAAAGACCATCAAATAAATAAACTAATATCGTACAATTTAATTAATAGCTGCCAGTAATTTATGCTGGCAGTATAAAAACTAAATTACACAGCAATTACGAGCCTTACGTTCGATAAGCTGACCATTCATATCGAAATATCGGCTAGGCCAAATTTCAGAGGGATGTATGCCGAGATAGTTCGCGATTATCCACTCACCTTTAGGCCACGGCCTACTGAGAGTATTTGCCAGTGTAGATGAACTAAGCCCCGCCTCACGGGAAACAGCCGCTAAGGTTGTACCACGCTTGCGTAATGCAGCAATAATATCAGCTTGATGCCAGTCATTTCTAACGTTATTCATTCCTGCTACCCCTTTCCATTAATTAATAATTGATGGTGGTGATTCAGACAGGGTTCGCAGTACCGGGGATTACCATCCGGCGAGGCCGAAGCCTCCCCCGCCTGAACCGCCATTGAACGGGCGAGTGCAGGCACACTGGTAGAAACATCCTACCAGTGGAGCGTTATTACGGGGTTGCAAATCCCCGACCATTGGATTTTGCCAATGGCGGGAGCACTTTAACGAATTGGTTTATCAAATTCAATAAGCGAATCAGTAAAACCGCTTAACTTTTTACGTTATATCCCATTAAACGCCTTAAGACGCTGCTGCTGCTCTTCACTTAAGCTAAATACAAACTCTTCATGCTCAATTTGCCACGTGCTAAAACTCATCAAAAACGCAATAGCCGGATCTATCTTGTTCGCGGACTTTTTCTTGTTCGGCTTGATATTGGCGTTTGCGTCGGTTTCCATCACCACATTGGACATCGCCCATGCGAGAACCGGATCGCCGTTGTGACGAATCACCTTGCGGTTAACGAACACCTCAGCCGATTTAGCCACCGGGCTAAAACTCATATAGGTTTGCGGGAACGGTTCGACATCCAAACCAGCCCCTTGTAGCTGAGTTCTTAGGTGCGTGGCGTTCCATGTGTCGAAACCGACCAGCTTGATATCAAACTGTTGGCTGTCTTTGAGAATGTCATCCCGGATACGGTCATAATCAATGCAGTCGCCTGCGGTGGTGCGTATCCAGCCCGCTTGTGCCCATTGACGATACACCGCCCGGTTCTTATTGGCCGGGTTCTGTAACTGCGCTTCAGGCAGGTAATGACGGGTCAGTAATAACAGTTCATTGTCCACGGGGAAGGTGTAGCAAACACTGGTAATATCCCCTGTTGAAGACAAATCTAATCCGGCGTAGCACTCCAGTCCTTTAAGGTCGTTTTCATCGTAATCTGTCTGGCAGGCGTTCCAAGCCCCTTCGCCCATCCACGGCGTTTCACCCTGACACCAGATATTAAAACGTTTGGTTAACATCTCTGTCCATTGTGAGGGAATGCCGCGCGCTTTCTGGATGGTGTCATGCAAGGATGCACTGTCTACTGAAACATTGAGATTGGGATTGGCCTTAATCCAAAGGGATTCGTCATCAATCTCGTGCTCGTCGTCCAGTTCGTAAATCAGGGCAAACAGGGATTCATTTTGCTCTTCGCCATCCAGTATCTGGCAGCAATAATCATAATGCTGCTTACAGGCGGATATCACGTTACTGCCTGCGGTGGTAATGGCAAACAGGAGTCCTTCGGGACGGGCACCCATCCCCAATTCAAGGGCAGAGTAAACGGCATTATCAGGGTGCAAGTGGTATTCATCGACAATCGCCAGACTGGGGTTGGTGCCCTCAATGGTGGCGGCTTTGGCGGCCAGTGGCTTTAACAAGCTGTTACTCTTCGTGTAGGTCACTTTATGTTGCTGGATGGATACCCGTTTTTTCAGGGGCTTAGATAACAGGCTCATCTGGCGGGCATCATCAAACACAATACGAGCTTGGTCTCGACTCACGGCGGCGGTGTAAATATCCTGCTGCCCCTGTTCCATCACTAAGAACCAGTTCGCCAGTATCGCGGCCACGGTGGATTTCGCATTTTTGCGCGGCACCTGAATGTAAGCACTGCGGTATTTCCTGCGCCCCGTCGCCTTTACCTTGAAGCCGAACAGGTTAGCAAAGGCGAATTGCTGCCACGGTTCAAGCACAATGGGCTGACCGCGTAAGTGGCCTTTGACGTGCGGACAGAGACGGGAGAAGCCAATAAAACGCTCCACAACCTCGCTGTCAAACACATAAAGCGGGTTATTCCGGTCGTTATAATAGCGTTTCACCGCCTGTTTCAGACGGTTGCAGGCCGGAATGGTGCCATTTTGGATATCAAGGGCGTACTGTTCCCATACGTTCATAAGCGATCTAACTCGTCCTCTGCCTCCGTTTCCACCGGGTTTCTACGCCGTGATACCGGGTCAAAGCCAAGCAGGGAGGACATTTTAATCATGATTTTTTCCGCATCTGCCTTGGCCTTTAATGATGGGTTACTGGTCGCTGCACCGCGTGAACCTTCCACCGCAAACCCGCGCCGTTCAATGTCTTCAATGGCTTTACGGTAGATCGCGTAGTTGACGCAATACAGCTCTAAGTTGTTCCAGTCTGCCGGGCTGAGGTCGTCACGCTCATTTAACAGTTTCGCTTTCGATTTCCATTGCTCGGCGGCGATGGCGTTTAAGTAAACCGGGGGTTTAGGTGCTCTTGCCATAATGTTTTGATTCCTATGAAATTACTGCTATCTAAAAAAGTACCGCGCATAAAAATTTGAGGACGGCGGTGGTGCCACGAAAGGGGGTACTTGTCATTTTTGATACCCCCACTCCCTCTATAGGCTCTCTCAACGATTCCGAAAGCATTCCATTAGCTCCCGGTCACGCTGTGTTGTACGCCTCACCATGAGCTTCTCAGGCGCAATCTGTTTTGATTGCTGATAGCGTTCACCGTACTTTAATAAGCCCTTAACTAATTGTTCGGTCTCTTGTTCGTTCATGATTGATACATCCAGTCATTACGCCTTGCCGCTCGTTCTTCCTGTTCCCGGTAGTGTCCCTGTTTTCGTTTCTCTTTCGTCGTGGGGTCAGTCGTGACCGTCTTTCGACTATGGCAGCTACTGCATAAGGGCTGGTGATTGAAGTCAGGCCAGAACAGCACATCACTGCCGCCATTAACAGGGATGATGTGGTCAACAATGGTTGCCGGGGTGTAGATACCCAACTTAAGGCAGTGGACGCATAACGGGTTAGCTTTCAGGAATTGCAGGCGGTATTTATCCCATGCAGGGGTATAGCCGCGCTCACGCCTTGAGCCTCGTTTGCTGTCCTGCATACGCCGGGCTTCCCGTCTGTGCTCATCACATCGGCCGGATTTTACCCGCTGTTTGCAGCCGGGATAGGTACAACGTTTTAAGGGTTGCCACGGCATTAGTAGACTCCGATATCACGGTAGACAGACCACAGGGATTTGATGGTAAACGGCACTTCTTTAAGCTCAAGGTCGGTTGCCATCTCCCTATTTTCATACAACAAGCCAATATAAAGCAGGCAGCCTATTTTGATTGCGGGGGTGAAAGTTAAGCCATTATCAAAGCGCTTGCCGATATGCTGCTGGCAGACTTCCAGTGCGGCTTCTGCATAGCCCATCAATAACGCATCGTCGCGGGTGTCGTTTTCATCCACCCGGCAATGTTGCTTGATTTCACTTAAGGAGATTTCAATATCAGGCATGTTTCACGCCTCCCTTGCAAAGCAGTTCTAAGCGGGTATGTTTCGGATCTGGGATAACGGCAATAATGGCAAAGGTCTTACCATGAGTGCTGGCTCCCTGATAGACAATACGGTTTGTTGTGGTGATATCATCGCGGTAACGTAGCCAGATACGCACAGTGGCTTCGGATAACACTGCACCGGAAGCCACCAGTTCCCGCCCACTAATGGGCTGTACTTCCGCCCAGACTTCGGCAACATCTTCCCAGTTGTTTATTACTCCACCAAATTTATCTTGTGTGCTTTTGTTTTTCTGAAGGGTGATCCGGTGTCTCAATCTGCCTGCCCTCATGCCTTGCCCTCCGGTGGTTGCTTGATTTCGACGGTTTGCTTCCATGCCTGGCTGAATTCATCACCCCCTTCACGCGGCGATAAGCCCTCCCGTTCACGGGCTTCATTCGGGCACATCACCCCCGACTTAATCGCCGTCTCATAACTTTGGAAGCGTTCCCGTGGGTTAGCACGCAGTAAGTCGGCCGTATCAAACTCCACCTGATAACGTATCCCCCGTTTCGGTGAAGCCATCAGCAAGGCTGACTTGATTTGTTGCTCAAAGTTGGCAAGCCACGGGCGCATGGTGATAGTCAGAAAAGCGCGTGATGCCTCGCTAAAGTTGCTGTAAGTGCTGTTTGAATACTCTTGCAAAAAGATCGGGCTGACATTGAACATCCGGGCGATATCGTCAATGGTGAAACGGCGGGAGGCCAGCCACTCCGCATCTTGGTTACTCATCCCCAATTGCTGGTACTCCATCCCGCCCTCAAGAATAGGCGTCTTACCTGCATTACGGGCACCCTTATAACGTTCGAGGGCTTCCAGTGCCTTAGCGCCCTTGGTGCCATCCAGCCAATCAGCGGATTTAATTACCCCCGCCGCCATCATGCCCTCTTTCATAATGCTGGCGCCGTGGCGTTGTTGTGCCAGCCCCAAGCCCAAGGTTTCGCGGCAAATAGTGACGGGTGAGCGGCCAAGAAAGCCGTCTTCGGTGGCATAGCGCAGGTGCAGGACTTCTTCCTGTAAATAGGTTTTGACCTTGCCGCTGTAGGGTTCGGTGATGGTGTAGGCGAACCGGTGATCGGATAACCGTTGCGGCACGACCGCAGAAGGAGGATAAGGGTGGAGAGATTGCGGCTGACCATCCCGCCCCCAGACAATCACTGCATACGCATTGCCATTTAACAGGCAATGACGCATCAGGGTTCGCTTGAACTGGTACGGGGTCTGGCAGTCATTCGGGCACTCATTGAGCAAGTAATCCACCGGGTGATCGCTCAGCCATTCGCGGGACTCTGTGCCGTTTTGGTGCGCAACCCGATAGAGGTAACAGGGCATGGAGGCAACGGCTTCACTAATGACAGTAACGGCATTCATCACGGCGGGTAATCCCTCTGCCGTGGACGGTGAAACATGCTCCCCCGATTTAGTGTTAGATACGCCCGCCAGAGAAAGAAACTCCTCCATCGTCATACTACGGGTTTCAGGCGCTCTTCGCTTAAACGGCCACATGGTTACACCTCGGACAATTGCAGCCAGTAATGACGCAAATCAGCCACACGGGGCGTAACCCCATTGAGTGAGCGCTTGGCAATCTCTACGCCGCTCTCAGGGTAGGCGGGCAGGCTGGTGATAGTGATTTCCCGTAATTCAGCCTCCAAGACGGTTCTGATATACGGTTCCTGACCAATATCCCACTGATCCTTCAATACCCTGAATCCGAAGCTAACGCCTGAAATATCGCCACGTTCAACCAAAGTCAGCACATCGCGGCCTAATTGGGTATCCGGCGGGGTTAACTCGAAGCGTAACCCGGTAGCATCTTCACTAAGCTGTAAGGTGCCGGATGTGGTGCGGCCTAACAGGTTCATATGATCATGCTCATAAAGTGCCAAAACATCAGTACCCGCCGTTAGACTGGCACGAAAGGCATTCGGGGCGAACTGTTCCACGAACTCATCCCACAAGAGATGGGAGCGGCTGTTCCACCGGATCGCGTAGCCGACCAGCTTTTTATCTGCCGCTGACAAGGAGGCGGTGCGGATTTCAAAATCATTCTTCATCTTATGGACTCCAAGACGGAAAAGGGGCGTTGTGCCCCTCTCGCTTATTTGCCGGCTTTCAGTTCCAGCACCTTGATTGCGTTGGAGTCCACCAAACCGCCACCCAGATACTTATCAGTGTGCACCTTATAAAATCCCGGTTCGGTGATATTGTCGGGACGGGTGCGGGTGCCTGTTTCATGGTCAACAATGAAGTAACCGCGCTTGAAGTCACCCAGACCGATAACGTTATCCGGCATAAATTCGAGATAGTGGACAGGCAAGCCCAGCAGCATATCGGGATCACCGGCTTGCAAACGTTCCCGCCAGATATAATCCCCGTTGCCGTTTTTCAGCTTCTGCACCTTGGCGGCGGTCGTGGAGTTCATCACCCAGACAGCATTCTTGCGGTACTTGTTCTTAAGCAAAAACTTAAGGTCAATCAGGCTGTCGGCCTCAAGGGTGGCGACCTCCAGCTTTTGCAGGGTGCCGAAAGCGCGCGTTTTGTCGGCTTGGGAATCACGGGGATAAGACAGGAAGCCCTTGGCTTTTTTGCTGCCGTCACCACTGACAAGATCCGTTTCTTCGGTATCCACAAAGGTGTCGGCAATCTCAGCAGTCAGCCAGCCCAAGATATCCACGTCGCTAAAATCGATGATTTCTTGCGTGGTTTTGGGGTAAGCGTAGATCGGGAACAGCTTAATACTGACCTCTTCCATCTTCGGCGTGGACGTCTCACCGCGTGCCTTACCCTCTTCCCCGTGTGCCACCGCTGCCCCACCGACTGAAACCAACTGTTTGTATTCGTTGCTGCGCGTAGTCTTGAGGGTACAGATCCGGCGCATAACCGACTCATCCGCCAATTGCTGCATAATCTGCCTGTTTAGCTCAGGAATAACGGTATAGCCGCCCTCGGACGGCACACCCGTAGACAAAGTACGGGTTTCACCAGTCACGATATAGTGGCGCAGTTCGTCGTTGCTGAGTTTTTCACTGGTCGGCTGGATCTTCGCCTGATGGCATTCTTCATCAGCAATTGACTCATAGCGGGCAATTTCGGCGTTCAGTGCATCGGACTGGCTGCGCAGTTCGTCGAACTGTTTAGCTTCATCTTCGGTCAATGAGCGTTTTTCAGTTTCGGCTTTAGTGAGCAGGGAGCGCATTTGTTCAGTGAAGGTTGCCTTTTGCTGGCGTAATTCAAGTAGCTTTTTCATGGTGTTTTGCGGTTGGTTATTCTGCTTAAGACACTATTTAACATCATGAAAAATGATAAAAAAGCCCCTGACATTCAGAGGCTCAACTTGCGAAAACATGAGGACAGAATATTTACAAAATCTTACACTTTACAAATGGAAGTATTGGAGGATTTGACTCCACCATTTTTTTTCTTTCACTGGTATGGTGTATTCATCCTGACAACGACCACCAGATACATTCAAATAAGCGTAATATTTATTTTTACTCATGAGTTTCTTTTCAGGTAAAATATGTTCACCTCCCGCAATTCCATTTGAGAGACAAAATGGGGAGCTTTGCCCTATATAATTATATTCTTTATCATAAAGAACGACGTATTCAGGCTGATAGTGAAAAATCCATGAATATATTCCAATGATATTTACTGGTAACACATAATAATATTTTGCTATAAAATCACCATTATTCATTTCAAAGTTTTTATATGAAAAAAAGAATGTTACATGTGATAAAAAAAACCACCATAGAAAAATTGCAGTAATTACGATATGCTTTATGTATTTAACTATTTTCATACATGACCTTTAAATGGGCAGGCGGAGCCATCCAATGTACATCTGAGAAAACAATATAATCTCCACCTTCACCATGTATTTTCTGCCATTCTCTAAAATCCCTATTAAAAACCGGAACAAACCCGTAATACTCTCTATATAGCTTACCCCACTCTTCACCAAAAAAACTGGTCAAATACTTAGGAGATTCACTAAGAGGAAGCATACCTTCACGCCCCCAAATACCTAACGGTTCATGACCTCCAGAGAAGTTATAAGCATCCTTAATGAAAAAACCTATTTGATCCACTAAGAATTTCTTTTTTTTCTGTGATAAATCATAGTATCCTCGGACACAAAGCTCCATATTGCTTGCCCCGATAGCTCCCTTAAAATCGTCATTAGTATCAAACTTCCCACCAAAATCCAGAGAGTTAATTTGAGTGGTAAAGTCTATGTCAATTATGTCATCATTATAGCCTATATAAATTTTATTTGACGAAGGATTCATCTCTTTATTTCTTTCTAATAATGGACCAAAAAGCCTTCCATTACTTTTATCGTTACCCAATCTAGTAATAATTAATTCATTAATTGCATCTTGTACTCGCTCATACTTTAATGCCCATTCCATTTTTACAATTGAATCATTGTAATGTTCTTTAGGTATATCCGTTGCTTTTCCTAAAATATACTTCTTCCTTAAATTATCGTCCATTTCAAAAAGTGGCCTATTAAACCACTCTCGCATTAATTTTGATGCCATTTCCCATCCCATTTTATTCATGATGTCGGGAAGTTGGTTAAGAGATATTTTATCATACTCAAGATCTGTATTAGCTCCACCTTTAACAGTTTTAGTTTTTAAAATGCTCATTTATCCATCCCCATTTTTGTTTGAAATAAATATTCGACTTCAACATCTTCTTCTTTTTTGGAATTTATATATTCTGTAACACCTAATTGTTTTGAAATACCTTTTATTGAACCTTTGTTTGTTTTTATTCCATAGGCTATATCGCTGCATACACTCCCATCAGCTTTATTTTTCACCGTAAACTTATGGCTGAATAAAGCCTCTGTTGCGGTTTTCAGCAAAGAATCAAATCCCGAAAGCAGGGGCCTTTCTTCTTCACGCCCCTGCAACTGCGATATCGCATAGCCTGTTGTCCCTGCCGCGCGATGCGTGAATGATATCGACTTATAATCAAGCCGTACCGTTTCATACGGGATCTGGTCATTGTCATCTATCGAATGCGGGTAGTGACAGGAAAAATCAACAATGGTTGCGCCTGTCAGTTTGATCTCATAAAAAAATTCCAACTGTCCGGCAAGGTTTACGCGGTAACACTTAAAAAGGGCATCCAGCAACTCGTTCTTGTCTATCGCCAACCCCAGCAACGGGGA